AGCTGTCAAAGATTTATGCTTTAGCGAAGAAGCATTGTATGGACAATGAATTGCTACATTCTTATGTAGAGGCACTGATCGGCAAGGACAGCTTAAAGAAACTAAGCTATGAGGAAGCTGAAAGGGTGGCGGATAGCCTTATGGGTAAGGATGTAGTATCTAGGTTTCCCAGACAGGAAGTACTGACTGACAGGCAAAAAAGACTGATTATATCTTTGGCTATACAGCTTGGATGGGTGAGGGAAGATAACAAGAGCTTAGCGGATTTTGAAAGATTGAATGGATTTGTAAGAAAACAGTATGACACACTTTATATGAGGGCATTATCAAGAAGTAATGCTTCAAAGTGTATCGAAGCGATGAAAGAAATGGTTGATAGAATAAAGGAGAGTTAAAGAATGGATAATGCTTATAGTGCAGGACAGAGGCTTTTGTGTGGATCTTATACGCAGTACACTCCGGCAGGGAAAGCAAACTTTACAAGAATGGGACGATTTGGCAAAGAGCCTACAGTAGGAGCAATAATATATTTTTATGGTAAGTCAATGGGTAGAGTTAATCATGTGGGTATTGTTACACATGTTGAGAAGTCGGGAGATACTTATACAATACTGACTGTGGAGGGTAACACCTCTGCCGGAAATGAGTTTAGTAGGAATGGCGGTTGTGTGGCGAAGAAATCATATAGGTTTAATCTTAATGAAGTAGGAGATGATGGAAGAATTAACGGTTTCGGATATCCTTTATTCATTACAGGTGTTTGTACTGTTGAAGAATTTATCAATGTGGCAAAGGGTGAAATCGGATATGTAGAAAAAGAAAGCAGAAAGGAACTTGACAGTAAGACTGCTAATGCAGGAAATAAAAATTTTACAAAGTATGGCGAGTGGTACAAGAATAATGGAGCTTACTGGTGTCAACAGTTTGTTTCATGGTGTGCTTGGCAGGCTTGCAAGGTGCATCAAAGTAGTGTAGAGACAGGATGGATTCAAGCAGGCAATAAGTGGAAGTATGGACTGAATGGAGTTTTGATCAAGGATAAGTGGATCGTAATCGGCGGAAGATGGTATGTATTTGACGGTGAGGGATTTATGATAACCGGGTGGTTTTTATCTGAAGGAGAGTGGTATTACCTTAATCCCGAAGACGGGGCAATGCTTGCTAATCAATGGATTGAAATTGACGGAAAAAGTTACTATTTATGTGAAACAGGTATAATGGCTACCAACTGCTATATTTTGGGAGACGGTGGAAGAATGTGGTGGGTTGATGCTGATGGAGTTTGCCAAGTGGAAGAAGTAGCGGAGTAAAGAGAAAAGATTGGAGGGATAGATATAGAAAAATTTGATGTAAGACCGGAAGATTTATCAGAAAATCATCGAGAGTATGCAAGGGTTATAGGTATTGATTCCCTCATAAATCTTTGTAAAGAATTTGGGGGTACACAAATCTATATACCAAAGGTAGAAGAACTTATGAGACCAAAGTTGTACAAAGAGATAAAGGAAGAGTACGATAAAGGCTATAGTAGCATGAGTGAACTTGCAAGAAAATATGGTGTAAGCGAATCTACAGTGTACAGGCTTGTTAGAGACCAAATCGGTAAAAGAAATATACCGGGGCAAATGGATATATTTGACTATATAAAGAAATAGTATAAGGGCATTACTTGAAAAATCAGGTAATGCCCTTATTTTTAATTGTCTATGAAAAAAGTACATTAATTTGTGATTATATTAATATTTTAATAAACAAATTTGGAGGTAACAAAATGAAAGAAATAGTTTTAAATGTTTTTACAAGTGTAATGATGGTAATTGTGGTATCGGCTCTATGTTCAGGGGTGACATATCTTAGGAAGTATATTGATGGTACTTTGGAGAGGCTTAAAAATGATGAGAGATTTAAAGATAATGCATTCGCACAAAGCTCTTTTTACTTTGCAGAGAATTTTATAGCCGGGCTTACAAGAACTGCTGTAGCTGCTATGGAGCAGGCTAAGGCGAAGGATCTAAGACAGAAGGTAGCAGAAGGATTGGTTTCAAGAGATAAATTGCAGGCACTTGCAGTGGAAGTAAGGGAGAGTGTAAAGGCACAGTTATCCCCTGTAATGATTGAAGAAGTTAATAAGTATATTTTAGATTTGGACTCATATATTGATGACAAGATTGAGGCAAGCGTACTTGATTTAAAGAGAAATGCTATAAAGTAGTAATACCGGGAGTGCGTAATGGATATAACTTTTATTTTAAAAAGTATAACTGATCTGGGACTTCAGGTGGCTCTCATAGCTGTATTTATCTGGTATTTCTTTAAAAGAGATAAGGACAGAGAAGAATCCTTGACTGCTGAAAAAGTAAAGCTGCATGAGGATATCAAAGCAAAGCAGGATGAAGTGAGAAAAGAACTTGAGAATGCAAAGATTAATGCAAGAGAAAAAGAAGCTTTACTTATGAGCGAAAATGCTAAAAGAGAGGAACTTATCAGGAAAGAGTCTGAAAAGCGAGAGACAATGATAAGGGAAGAGAGCATGCATAGGGAAGAAGTTCTTATGAGACAGATGGATAAGATGAACGATTCACTCAGGGAAATAAGTACATCAATGGTGGGAATAAATAATGCTATGGAGAAGCTTGGAAAAAGTGTTGAATCTGTGGATGTGAGATTAAAAGAAGTTGAAGGGAAGTTAAACTAATGTTTTTACACAGTTTAACTTGTCTTTACAGGAAGTGAGGGGTAGTGAGAAGCCTGGATATTTTAAAAAAGAAAGAGCTTAGAGGAGCAATCATTGAAAGACTTTATGGCTTTTACGGTGAGGACATCTCTATTTCAGTATTAAAAGCATCACTGCCACTATCAGGGGTGCTTACTGATACAGAACTTAAGAGTGCATTGTATTATCTTGGTGGAGCCGGGAAGGAATACATTAAGGTAGTTATTAATAAAGCAAGTTACATAGATTCCCTTATATGGCTTACTCCAAGGGGAGTGAATTTGGCTGAGGGAGATATGGAAGATGTGGGAGTAAATAGAAATGAGTAGACTTATTGATGTAGCTACAAAGGAAGTGGCAAGAACGACGATTCTTGAAACGCTTGAAGAGGCAGGGATTACCGGGTGCAGTACACAGGTACTTACACAGGTGCTTAATAAAAGTAAGATTGAGGCTGATATAGAAAATATTCTTTTTTACCTTGAAAGTAAGGAACTTGTAAGGTGTAAAAATTACGAGAATGCAAGGCAGGGAATTAAAAGAACGGTGTACTTTATCACTGAAAAGGGCATTGATTTTCTTGACGGCAATGTAGCGGAAACAGGTCTGGCTGATGGCTGATAACAGGACACATGGAAAGATTGACAACTTGCCTGTAGAGGTAAAAACAGATGTGGAAGAGAGCTTACTTAGTGGAAAGACCTATAAGGAGATTTCAGAAGACCTAAATGAGGCAGGGTATGACGTGCATGAATCAAGCATTGGTAGGTATGGAAGAAAGTATCTTAAACGCTTTGAATCTGTAAGGGTAGCTAAGCAGTTTGCAAAGCTTTTGGCTGAAGATGAAGTTGACAGACCACCAACAGAGCTACATGAAGCAAACAACATGATTATGTCTCAAATCCTCATGGAAGCTATGATGGACGGAGAGATGAAAGCAAAGGAGATGGCAAGTGTTGCAAAATCTATAGCGACTTTGCAAAGTGCACAGGTAAACAATGAAAGACTTAAAATCAAAGCAAGAGAGAATGCCGGGGATATTCATACAGCTATGAATGTGCTTAAGGAAAAGATATTTAAAGAGATTGCCACATCACATCCGGATGTTGCCGACATATTAACAAAACTTGCAAGTGAAACAGAAGAAGAGATGACAAGAAACGGAAGTTAAAGGGCAGGCAAGACTGTACAGTCTATTATCACGCCTTTTTTTAATCCGACAAAAATAGGAAGTAGAGAGGTAGATATGAAGAGTTGGAAAGAAAAGGCGGAAGAAATGTTTTTTAATGACGGACTTGAAATCAATGAGATAGCTATATTACTTGAGAAAAGTAGAAGAAGTATACAAGGCTATTTATCTACATGCGAATCCTATGAACATGAAAAAGAAAAAAGGAAGATAGCAGGAAGAGCAAAAAGAAAAGAGTATAAAAGGCAGTGGGA